AAAGGGTGGCGTTTATTTCACCACCCCTTGAAGTTTAGTTTGCTTAAAATTAAGCAGGAGTGTAAAGAACTATGTCAGAACCGATTCCGTATTGAACACCTGCAGTAAATCTCATTACGATTCTTACATTTTGTGAACCATCGATGTCAGCCATATCAATCACTTTCACTTCGTTATGATCAGATAATAAACCTGTTCCGAAATATAAGTTAGATTTTTCAGCAGCCATCATATAGTTATTAGCCAATCCGTTTGCAACAAATATTTTAACTCCGTCAAAAGTTAAACTTCCGTTGTTAAACCATTGTGTACCCATTGTGTTAGTACCATTAGCACCTAAACCTGAAGCAGCAAAACCACCTAAAGCACGAACGTATGCACGAGCAACGTTTTGAGATACATAGATATATAAATCTTCTTTTCCGTATAAAGCAGCAGGAATAGCGTCAACTACTTTTCCTAATTCAGCAATAACGTTAGCCGCAGTGATAGCAGTACCAACTACGTCGATAACAGTTGCATCAGCAGTAGCTAAAGTAACGAATCCGTCAAATTGTCCTGCAGTAGCAGTAGCACCTCTCCAAATTGATACTTCGTTGTTTTGAGCAGCTTTAGCAGCAACGTGCGCTAATAAAAAATCTTGAAAAGAAGGTGGCATTGAATCGAATGCAGAATAACCCATTTCAATCGCTTCCCAATCGCTGCGGAAGTCTTTTTTACACAATTGTAGGTTAATTTGGAATTCCTCAGGGGTGATGATTCTTTCAGTTAAAGTAACTGTAGAAGTTGCATCGAAATCACAAGTAGCATCTTTAACTAAATCGTTAGTTGCTAATTTTTTAATTACTTCTTTAAAAGCAATGTTTGGTTTTACTTCAATACCACCGTTTTCGATAGTAGAGGCAGACAATAAAGCAGCAGAAATATATTTCCCTGCAAACTGACCTGCATAAGTAGTTGTAATAGAAGTTGTAGTCGCCATTTTTTAATTATTTAAAGTTTGAAATTTTGTTTAATACAGAATCAAAAGTTGTTTTTGTTCTATTTTGTGAGAAAGTATGTAATTCTCTTTTAGTTGTAGCTTCAGGGTTGTGTGTTAAAGGCTCAGCAGATAATTCTACTTCTTTAACTTCAACTTTAGCTAATTTTAATTCTTCGATTTCTTTTCTTAAAGATTCGATTTCAGCAAAGAACATTTCTTTAGTAACTGATTCAATTACTCTTTTAGGTTCTTTTACTTCGGTCATTTCTTGCTCTACTTCAACTTCTACTTCAGCAGGTGCTTCTTCAGCAACCGGTGCTTCCATTTCTTTGATTTCAGCAATAATACCTTCTTCGGCTACGATTAAAATCATACCATCTTCTAACTTGTATTCTCCAACAGGTAAAGCAATTCTGTCTTCTTCGTTTACGATGAAAACACTTGCACCTGCTTCAAATACTTCAGCTTCGATAATAGTACCATTCTCTAAAGCCATTTGAGCAAGTTTTACTTCCATTCCCAATAAGGTTTTGATTTGGTTAATTACGTTCGACATTTATATTTAATTTAGTTATTATACTAATTTTTTTAAGTCAGATTTAACAGTTTCAACTGTTCTTAACATATTTTGTAATCTTCCTCTTTTACCCATAGTTTCTGAATCTAATTTAATTCCCAAATCATTTGAAACTTTTTCAAGTCTATTAAATTCTAATATAGTGTCAACTATTTGAGTATTTATTTTTTCAATATTAGTATACAAAGCTCTTGCAGTATCAACTATTTTTTTATATTCAGGTTCAGTTTTATTTAAATTATCCAAAGCTGATTTAAAATTACCTTCAAAATCAGATAATAATGACAAATCAACATCGTGTGAAGCTAATTCTGTTTTAAATAATTTGTTACCTACGGATTTTAACGTACTCATTTGATTTTTGTTTTAAAATTAATATTATAAAGTTTTGTTACATTTTTAACAATTAGTTACTAACTCTCACTATTGTTCTTGGCTCGTTAACATTGTTAATCAATGATTCACCACCTTGTGAAAGTGTAGCACCAATTCCTTGATTTTGTAAATCTCCATTACAACATTCTTTACTGTAGGTACTGTCTGCACATAGACAACCTCTGTTTCCGCCCGTTGGGCTTGTTCTGCTTTTAGTTTGTTTGCTCATATTAGTATTTATTGTTTTGTGTTCTTTGAATAAAATATATTACATCGTATATTTGTCCTGAGTGGTTTGCTATCATTTTAATACTTAAACCATTTGTTACTACATCTTCATCAGCATAGTATTGAAACGTTTTAGAAAAAGTATGTTCAATAGAATTTCCTTTTGGGAATGTTACAACATCACGTAATCTCTCGTAGGGTGTTCCGTTTCCACCTTCTAAATACAACTCAATATATCCGTTTGAGTTGCTTATTTGCGCTTTAAATGCTATTGTAACTATATAAACATCGTTTTCAAACTCTGCTCTTAATTTATTGCTTGCGTAATAATCTATTTCAGAATTTATATTTGTGTCAATTACAAAACCTTTATTGTTTGGAACTGTAAAAGCTGTTGTAGTAAAATTAAAAGGTGAAGCACTTGTATATTGCGTATCATCGTACCTTGCCCAACCTAAACCCATCTTATCAGATTGAGGCGGATATACTCTAACTTGTTCATTGTTGAAACCCATAAATAATGCTTCATCGGTTACAAGCATAGCACCTTGTTCGATATTTACATCGTCAACTTCAGATTGATTAGCAGTTTGAACGTGAACTCTAAATGCAGTGTTTTTCATTATGCTTTTGTAATTTGTTCTAATTTTCTTTCAGACCAACTTAAAGCAGAATCACCACCCCATAACAAATAGCTTATTGTACCACAAGCTTCAGTATCATTTTCATTATAATATTCTTTTGCTCTACTTAAATAAGAATACATACGTTTAATAGTTTCTTCGCTAATTGGCTCTTTGTTTGCTAATTGTTGCGCTCTAACTTTGCCAACTTGCGTAGCGCATTTATTTCCGTTTTTTTCGTTTAATTCAATTCCTCTTTTTGCATTGTTACTAACTGCATCAGGATAATCAGTATAAGATTCTAATTCAGTTTTTAAAATTATTTCTTTTATCTTTTCAATTAGTTCTTCTTCTTCAGTAAGTACTTTGCTTAATTCTTTTTTCTTTTCTAATTGGTCGGCAAAATGCCCTTCCAAACTAAAACCTTTTACCTTGCCTGTTTTAACATAGTCGTTCCAAATTTCGTCATTGTCAACTTTTACACTTGCCATCCAAGTACCAAGTGGAACGTTTAAATTATACAACGCACTTTTATCTTTAGTTAAATCTTCAACTATCCAAGATTCTACAACTGTTAAACCTTCAATAACTTTAGAATGCTCTAATGTTGAATTGCCTTGATTACCATTCTTTAAAAACAACTGAGACGCTTTTACGACAGTATCTTTTGAAAAATATATATAGTATTCATCTTCGCCATTACGTCGGTAAATTGGCTTTTCAGGAATCAAAACTGCACCCATTAAAATACGTTTTTCTTTATTTATTTCAGCAAGTCTAACTTCTTCAGACTTTAACGCAACAAAATCCGATTCAATAGCAGGTGATGCAACTACACTAATAGCTTCTACACCTTGTAAATCTTCTTTATCGTCTATAATTAATTCTATTAGATTCATTTGTTTTATTTTAAAAATTAAGTTTTAATTAAATTGTTTTGTAAACAAATTTGTTTACATTATCCTATACTTGCGTTTCTTACAATATTTCTATCTAACGCTTGTTGTGTTGTTACGTTGTTTGCAACTACATACGCTTGAACGGGTTGTTGAGCGCCTAACGTTTGAGCAATTTGATTTACACCGCTATTGCCAACTACGTTAAAACTTGGAGATGCAGCTGCACCACCCGAAGCACCACCACCGCCTGAACCTGTTGACGGAGCAGAACCTGCAGAACCGCCGCCTAAAGCACTCAATGCTTTTTTAGTAGCTAATAACGAATTTGCAACACCTAATACTCCACTAATAGTATTTATAGTAACCCAAGGTTGACCACCTGTTAAAGGAGATGCAGCAACCGATTTAGCATTTGCTGCTTGTGTGTTTAAAATAATTCTTGCAATACCTACTGCATTTTCAGCTATAATTGCAGCTTTTTGTATGCCTTTATTTTTTTCTCCTAATTGTTTTAATAAACCTAAACCACCTGCTACATTATCTAATACTGCAGTTTGAATAGCAGCTTTTGCATCGGCTTCGGCTTGTGCAATTTCTATTTCTTTTTGCTTTGCAGCTTCAGCAGCTAATAATTGATTTTGTATTTCTTGACCTTTCTTTTCTCCAAATGCTTTTAAATCTTCTATTCTTTTCTCATCGTTTGCTTTAGCTATTTCACGACCTTGTGCAAGAATTTTAGATTGTTCGTTTAAAGCATCTTTTTCATCTTGTAATTCTTTTTCTCTTTTTGCTTTAGCTTCAGCAGCAGCCTTTTCGTTTGCTTCTTTTCTTTTTTGAGCAAGTTCTTTTGCAGCACTTACTTCAGCAGTTTTAATTTCAACTAAATGTCTATTTTGTATTTCTTTTTTTTCATCAATTGCTTTTTGTACGTCTTGATTTTGTTTGTTATATTGTTTTATAGATTCGTTAGCTACTTCTACTTGTTTTTTAATCAAATCTGAATCAGCACCTGCTGCTTTTAAACTCGCTAAAGTGTTTAAGTTTTTTTGATATGTATTTTCAGCTATTGCTCTTTGTGATTTCTCAAAAGCTATTTTTTCATCAATTAATTTTAACTCTAATTTTCTAATTGCTTCAGCACTTAAACCACTCGCTTTAGCCATAGCAAGTTCTTGACTTTGTTTTCTGCTAAAAGCATTTGCATTTTTATCAAGTGTTTTAGTTTGATTTTCAAGTGTAACTCTATTTTTTTCAACTGCTGCTTCGTTAGCTTTAGCTGCTGCTGCATTACTCATAAAAAATTTAGTAAGTGCTACACCTGCTGCAACAAGAGCAACTATTCCTGCTATAATAGCACCTATTGGGTTTGCTGCCATAGCTGTATTCCATAACCACTGAGCCGCAGTAACTACCTTTTGAACTATTGTATATTTTTGAGCAGAAGTAGCCAATGCTTGAAACGATGTTGCACCCTCACGAATACCACGAACACCTTCGGCAAGTGCCATAGCACCTTGAACTTTTAACAATGCTTCTTCTAATTCTTGTGATTGACTACCTGTTAAAGCCATTGCACCTTGAACACCTGCAAATGTAGAAGTAACACCTTGTAAAGCTCCACCAAGTTTTGAATCAAACGTAGTAGCCGCAGCATCAACAACCATATCAGTTTGCATTTGGACTCTACGATATTGCCCAACTGAATCTAATAAATCTTTATATTCTTGTGTAGCACTTTGTCCCGCTAAAGCTAATTCGTAAAGCCTATCTTCAGCTTCACCCATTCTTGCAGTCAATGGTTTTAAATCGCCATAAACTTCTTCAAACGTTGCCTCGACACCTTTTGCAGACGCATCTACTTTTTCTAATGCTTTTGATAAATTATCTAAACCACCAACGGCTTGAATTGTACTTACATCAATTTCTATTGTTTTCTTAATTGCCATTTTATTGTTTGTTTTAATTCTTTAAAGTTTTCGGGCATCTTGTATTTTCCTTTTGCTATTGCAATCGCTTCGCTATCTTGTCCTTTTAACAACGGAAGCATTTCTAATATTAGTTTAAGCATCTTGTGTTATTGTAATTAAATCATTTTTATTGCTTAATATCGCTGCAGTTCTTTCTACACCACTTGTGTTTTGTTTAACCCCAATTTTAAGACTAAACTCGTTAAAAGAAATACCGGTTAACATACTACTAACATCGTCTATAATTGTCCAAGTCAATAATTCTTTTGAAGTTAAAAATACATCAAATACAACCGCTTGATTACTTACTCGTCTTGAAGTACCATTGTCAAAGTTTATACTTCTAAAATCTTGTATTAATTCAAAATCACTTTCAAAGGTTGTTAAGTCCGTAGTGAATTGATTTATAATATATCTTTTATCACGAATTACAACTCTGTCGTTTAATTTTAAATTTAACAATTCTAAATAAGGCAAACGCATTTTAACTTTTACCATTCTTGATTTTAAACTATACAAGTTATTCAAGTAAGCTAAATAGTAGTTATTAAATAATGAATTGTTAATAGGAGTTAAAAAGTAAGAACTAATTTCAATACCCCAATTCAAAGTGTTATTTGTTAAATCGGCAGTATCGATACAATCTTGACCAAAATTCATAAACTGATTTATATTCGTAGTCGTTGCACCGTTATTAAAATATAAAGTTCCTGCTTTGTTTTCCGTTAAATATAAAATAATTGGTTTTGGTGCGTAAGGAGTTAAATCTGATTTTAAAGCATAACCAACTTGCAAATCAGTTCCTGTAAATTTGCTAAACAATAAATTTTCAAAAGGTAACTTAATTGAATAATCAGCGCCATCGGTATTGAAAGTAGAACTTAAATTCCCATATTCTCTGTTATTGTTTGCAAAGAATTCTCTACTTAAAACATTCTCACTTTTTTCGTATTCAAAATTTATTTTTCTATATGGTTTAATTCTTTCAAAGTTTAAATCAGTTGTGCAATATTGGCTTAAATCTTTTATCCCACCAAGATAATACCAATTTTCTAACTGCTCTA